GGTTTATGTGCGGTCAACCATGGCCAAGCATCAACCTTTCATACCTCTGTAAGGTGGAAACCCGTGAGGGTTGCCTAACCTTAAGCGGGAGATCGGTTATACCGAGATCACGCGGGATAGAAGAAAGAGCATCCACGGCCGTCCAAAGACGACCAAAGATGGTCTTCTCTATCACAGAGACTACCTTCTCGTCGAAGGTAGCGCACAACTTCATGATAGCTTCGCTATCTAAGTCGTGCGTGGGGTCTTCACAGATGAATCTGTGAATACGCCCTCTTAGGCTCATCAATGAGCCTAAGACTGCTCTTTCTGGCTGCCAGAAGGAGAGAGTATCCTCAATCATCCTTTCCAAGTTGGAACCTGGATAAGACATATTGAGGCCGATTGGTGAAACAAGGTGTTTCACTCGATCGAAAACTCTTCTCTGTCTTGCAGTTAGTAAGACACGCGATCGTTGCCCAAGTTCACGGCATAGATCGAGAAAATTGTCATCAGACAATTGTCTCCACTTCATCTGTGGGATAACCCACTCAGAGGTGATTATCTTACCAGCAAACTCAGCGAGTCTGTTGGAAGACAATGATTTCTCCATGGACCATGGACAACTCATCTGGTCAAGGATTGCTAAATAGGCATCCTTAAGGGAGTTCTTCAAGATGACGACATCGTCGCCAACAATGAAGAAGGCATTGTCATGCCCTCCATTAAGGTACCTAAGAAGCAAACCATGGGTAAGAGTAAAGCAACCAAAACTTGGATACAATCCAAGAGGTTGCCCTCTCTTCCATCTCAACTTCCCTAATGGGGAATACCACGTAGAACGTGATATATCCTCAAATAGGGAGATATGGTCCTGATCATCACAATGGATAATTGCTGACAAGGCAGTTATCTGGAGTGATAATGGAAACATATCAGTTGCAGATGACAAATCCACAGAGTGGACTTGACCCCCGTTTGCCAAACGGGACTGGATGAACGGTACGGCTTTCATCTGATCGAAGGTACAATCCCATGGTAAAGAACTTACCATGCGATAAATACATTGGCCCAGGGGCCGAAGGGCCTCCTGATGAACACGGAGGGGACTTGCGATTGATCGCAACTTCCCACCGGGTTCTTGCAAGAAACATATCTTGCCACCAATGATTCCAAGATGATCAACATTGGACTCAAGGGGTAAACCCCTTTGAGCTTCCTCTGTGATATCAAGGCGGACCTTCATGCCCAAACCAGAAAGTAAAGGGGAATAAATCCTCTTATATTTCCGGTAGAGATAAATACCACCGAAAGTGGTAAATAAATCAAGGTCACGCAAAATATGCGTGTCCTGGGCAACAGATTTCTCCTGGAAGAGGACAGGTGCCCTCTTCTCAGGAGAACCTCCATATCCCAATAACGGGATAGAGGGAAGACCGATGCGAACATTCCGGAACAACGTCCTGATAGACCTGGTGAACCCTCTGTGGAAATCCACAGAAAGACCATCAGGCCGATCACAGGTCACTGCTCCAAGAAACTTCTCTTTCTGGCCCTGGGTAAGGGTCGGAAAGACATAGAATGTGTAGGCCATAAAGGCCTGAACACACCTACGGAAGTTTCGGTCAGAAAGATCTGACCAGAATAGGGACCCGATAACTCCAGCTACATCCCCTTTGGAATTCTTACGAACCCAAGTGAGTGGTGGTAGGAGTGATCGACGGCGGATCAGGTCCACTTTAAGGCTTTTCAGCCTTTTAATGGTCCAGTCCGCTCCGGAATGTGTTTCCCATTTAACTAATTCATCCAAGAGAGGATGAATCAGCTGCTTGGGAATACCGATCGTGGTTAACCGTAGCAAAATCCCTTCCTGACGCTGTTGCATTAGCAACATACTCTTGTCCTCCACAAAGTGGATGATGGAGTGCGACAGGGTAGCGGACGTCGCTACCGTTAAGTCTTAGGTGGCTCCTTGCTATTCCTTACTCTCTCCTCCAAAGGGAGAAGAATGAGAAGTTTCGAAAGGGGAAAAGTGTATCTGATGGATACTAACGATCCACTCCCTCGCATTTGGATGCAGGACGGGTCAATTAACCACAGAGCATAGGAAGAGGGGCGACTCTTGAGCGGCAGTGCAGATATGTGGCATAACACCGACAGGTGTAATTTGCGACATAGACTGTCAAATGCCTGCTCACTAGAGGACACTCCATCTACCTGCTCCGTTGGTTCATAACCCGGAACTGATTTCCATTGTCGAGGGGAGGGGATAGAATAGTACCCTTCAGGAATACCCAATTCCATCCTTTTGAGAAACATCTCATGATCTCCTTAAGGTTTTCGAGAGTAGGGACTCACAAA